TAGCATTCACCCTTCAGCAGTTCACCATGGATAAAATAAAAGAACACGTGTATCCACTTAAGACATCAGATAACCTTTGTGTTGCTGGTGGTGTATCATACAACGGCTATATGAACGAAGAGTTTACTAAACATTATACCACGGTGTTTGTACCACCAGCTGTGGGTGATGAAGGTCAGTCTATTGGAGCGTATCAACATGCAGACTATACTCTAAATCATAATAAGCATGTAGCAGAAACCTTTGCCGGTAAAGAATATGAATACGAAGGTGATGAAACTGTTGATATGAAAGAACTGGCTCAGTCTATTGCTAACGGTAAAATCGTGGGTTGGTTCCAGGGTAAATCTGAGAGTGGCAACAGGGCATTGGGTAATAGGTGTATCCTTGCCGACCCGAGAAATCCTGACATTAAGAACATCATTAATGATACGATAAAAGGTAGAGAAGACTTCCGACCATTCGCCCCGTCGTGTATGGAAGAACATTATCAAGAGTACTTTGATACCAATCAGGTCAGCCCATTCATGTCCAGGATAGTCCAGGTCAAGTCTAATAAGATACCTGGAGTAACACATATAGATAATACTGCAAGGGTTCAAACGGTCAATAAGGAATTCAACCTAAAGTTCTGGACTCTTATTAATGAATTTTATAAGATAACAGGTATACCAATGTTATTGAATACAAGTTTCAATCGTCATGAACCTATTGTTGAAGAGCCTAAACACGCTCTTAGAACCTTTGAAAGATCTGGATTGGATATATTAGTTATTGGCGATTACGTGGTGAGAAAATGATTGACTTAAATTTATTTAAAAATATAATGACTGAGGCAAACAATAATCCTGACTTGATAGATTCGTACAGTCCGAACCAATTCAAGTCAAAAGAAAATTTAATCAATCATATTAATAGTTTAAACATATTAAACGAAGATTCTGAGATAGTAATATTCGGCTCTTGGTATGGTAGCATTTTAATACCTGCATTCCATGATAAAGTTAAACGAATTACTGCTATTGATTTAGATGAAGAAGTTATTGGTATTGCTAAAAATAGATTGTTTAAGAATTATGATAAAGTTACTTGGATAACGGCTGACATATTTGAAGATTACAGAGACCAATATTATTCTAATTGTGATCTGTTTATTAATACATCATGCGAGCATATGAAACCAATGAGAGAATGGGGACCATCACCAAAATACAAAACCCCTTGGTGGGATAGAATTAAACCCAATGCACACTTCGCTTTTCAATCTAATAATATGTTTGATATACCAGGCCATACTAATTGCGTGAATCATATAGGGGAATTCAAATTACAATTACCCGACAGTGCAGAAATATTAATTGAAGACGAAGTAAAAGATGAAAGAGGCACCAGATTTACTCTGATAGGGAAGTTATGAAAAGAATAATATATAGTATCTATGTTGACATACCGGCCGCCGAGCATTATGGCAAATCTAAAAATAAAAATGATTCAGTAGAAAAAGCTGTAGTAACTGTTGACGCCTTTAAAGAACACTATGATAGGTTGGTTGTATCTAAAAAGGATTACGCTAATGCCATTGGTGTAACCTTTAAGATGTACGGATACGACGAACAGTATAAAACCTTTGCAAAGAACTTCACTAAAGACTTCCCAGAGTTTACTGGATATGAAGTAATTAACTTCTATAAGATACACCTACTCAATGAACTAGCAAAAGACTATGATGAAATTTTGTATCTAGATTTTGATGCTGTATCATTAACCACTGATAACTTCTTCGAAGCATGGGATCTATCAAAAGGTATTTGTGTATTAGATAACAACGATGCGGTTGTTAAAAACTTAAGTACCAGTCATAGCATCAGAAGTCCTACTGCAAAGTATTATAATTGTCAGGCCATGCTTATAGAGACTGGATTTAACCATCGCAATGATGTTATCAATACAGGTATCGTTGGTGCTAGGAAAGAAGACATCATTAAGCTGGACTTCTTCGGGGGGTTCAGAGACACGATAGATCTAATGACTCGACTGAGATTTGACGAGAGTGATATGTACCCACAAAATATCTTAGATATGTTTAGGTATGATAACGAAACTATTTTCTCTTATAAGATACAGGTTAATGATGTTAACGTTCAATGGTTAGATACTGAATGGCATTACTTCTTTGACAAATCAGGGTATATACCAGACAAGACAAAGATAGTCCACGCTATTTGTAAAGACTTTGAAAGTGTGTGGGAAAAATACGATGCTTAAAATATGTACGGTGTTTTTTGGTGATAAATATTCCCCTGACTATGTTGGAAAATTATTTAATAGTATAAGAAATCACACAAGTGTTCCATTTGAATCGGTGTGTATAAGCGATAATCCTGATGTCACGGCAGATATTGTATTACCGTATAATCACCACAGCGATGTTAAAAAGCATTGGCACAAGCTCAAATTCTTCTCTCCTAACTTCGCTGATCAACATCCAGGTGATGACATTATAGTTATGGATATAGATCAAGTCATCACTGGCAATGTTGATGGACTCATAGGTCACCCTGTACAAGATAATGAATTAGTTACTTATGGTGTATGGTGGAATGCAACAATAGACATCAATGGTGGGTTTTATAAGTTTAAATCTGGTAGTCTGAAATTCATATGGGATGACTTTATTAAAAACCCCGAGTATTGGCAAACTCATTATTATAATAATGGTGATGTTCATTTTAAATATTACGGGGAACAAAACTATGTTCATTGGAAAGCTGACGAATATAATACAAAGATAACTAAAACACCTGAAGAATGGATAACTAAATACCACCAGGATTTTAAAGAGAACTTTATTTTAGATAAGATCTATTGTGATAAGTTTGATACTGACTATATGATCTTAGATGATGTGAATGACAAAATTAAAATCGTTCATTTCACTGGGCCTACCAATACTATACATGATCATAATAATCAATGGATTGAAAAGTACTGGGGCTTAACAGAGTCTGGTCACTCTATGTCTATGCCTTATTCGAATTTCGCCAGTCCAGGTAATGTTGATACGATAAGCTGGTTTAAAAATAATACAGAAGAAGGTAAACAACGAAAAGAAGATCCCACCTCTATAATGAATAGGGCAAAGAATAAAGATAATTGGTTTTGTGTGCACCCCTTTACAGAAATGTTTGTAGAAATTGATGGTAACTATCAAGCCTGTTGCTTAGCTAAAAAAGATTATGTACACAATATTTCAAATACACCATTCAAGTCTTGGATGGAAGATAGCGAATATATGAATGGCCTTCGTTCATAAACAACTATTGTGAACGATGTGTAAAGGATGAAAATAGATATGGAAAGTCTAGAAGGACATACCATATGTGGAAGGAATCAAATCACCCTAATAATATTTGGGATGCTGTTGAAAAAGTTGCTAGAGAATTTGAAGAAACTGGCAAGTATAAATTTACTGAGAAACGAATATGTCAAATACAAGTAAAAGCATTTGGTGTTGAATGTAATTTAGATTGTCATATGTGTATGCACGAAAATTCTGACATGCGAGTGAAGATGGCAAAGAAACATGATCTCTGGAATACAAAAGTATTTGGAGACATCGACAACACTATGAAAAAGTTTAAAGACGTTGAGGATAATCTTACTAGGATTGATATAAAAGATATTATTAATCAAGTATGTGAATTAGGACCATACCTAAGAAGCATAAAAATTATTGGTGGTGAACCATTAATAATGAAACAATATTATCAATTGTTAGATGCTCTAGTTGAAAGCGGACATGCAAAAGATATTATTATTAAATTTCAAACCAACCTTACTAAATTAGTATCCGGTAAACATAGGTTTATTGATTACATTCCTCATTTTAAACACATATCTTTTACAGCATCTATAGATGGTATTGGTAAGTACGCCGAGTATTGTCGCAGAAGGTGTGATTGGCAAGAGATCGAAGATAACATAGCTTTGTTAAATGATCCAAAGTTTAAGGGTAAAGCATATGTGGAAATTAATTCAGTTCTTACGTGCTTTAATATCCTACGCTATTATGAAGTAATTGATTATCAAAAAAATCATCCTGGTATAAGAAGCTCGGCTTGGTTGATGATAGAATGGCCGAAAGCCTTAAGGGTTAATAATTTACCAGATAAAATAAAAAAGGATTTAATTCCAAAGTATGAAGGTTTCCCAGATATTCAAGCGGCACTAGCAATGGCCCCTGAAGAAGATAATGATTTTCAAAATACGATAAGTTATATGTTAAAACAAGATGAAGCCTACAAAGGAACCAAATGGGAAATGAATCTATTTGAGGTGTTCCCTGAACTGGAGGAATTTAAATGAGAATAATATGTTGCATGTTTGGTGATAAGTTTACTCAGTGGCATGTTGATAACTTAAAGCACATGATTGATACATACTCTGGTTTAAAGTATGATAGCTTCGAGGTTATTACTGAAGACTTATATGGTAACTGGTATAATAAACTGCAGATGTATGACAAGTTCAGGGACGGTGAGAACCTGTATTTTGATTTAGATATGGTTATCCACGGTGAACTACCTAACTTAATTAGAAAGGAATTCACATTGTTAGATGATACTTGGTGGAGGGAGGAAGCTCATACACCTCTTAACTCTTCCATTGTTTCATGGACAGGCGATGTGTCACACATATGGGATAAGTTTAAAGCTGATGATACTTATTATCTTAAGAAGTATAAT